TAAATTTTTTTATAATAACTTAATATGCCAACTGAAATCATATCGGGATTATGGTTTGGAGATATTGATTCACTTAAAAATCCAACTTTTTTTTCTGATAATGATATTAATATAATTATAAATTTAACTGATTGTAATTTTAAAGTAGAAAAAAGTAATATTTCATATATTAATGTTCCATTATCATCATATAATATTTATTCAATGAAAAAATATATTGACAAAATTGTTGAAAATATTCATAATAATATAGAGTTAAATAATATATTTGTTTATTGCGTTAATGGTTTAACAATATCACCATTAATATGTTCATTATATTTATTAAAATATGGTAAATTAAATAAATATGATATACCACCGATACTTAAATCTAAAAATGATCAAGTTTTAATTAATATTGATGAATATGATAATTTAATATAAGTTAATTAATGATAAAAATATTATTATATATATATTATATATGTCAAAGATTGAACTTGTTAGTCGTGGTGATTTAGATGTTTATCTTACAGGTAATCCAAGTATTACTTTTTTTAAAACAGTATACAGAAAACATACAAATTTTTCAATGGAAGATATAATAATTGGTGCAGTTAATAAGCCAGCTTCTGGCAATAGATATGCTATAAGAGTCCCGATCAGAACGGGTGATTTATTATATAAAACAGAACTTATTTTAAAAGGAAATAGAGTTTATTGTGGCGGTGGTGTAGCGAATATTTCAACTGCGGTATTAGATAATATTATATTTTCAATTGGTTCACGTGAAATAGATAGGACTTACGGCCACTATCTCGAAACGTGGTATGAATTAAATCAAGAAAATCCTAATAATACTGTAACAAATGTAGCTAGAATAGAAGATTCATCATTATATCATATAGGTCAAATAGCTGATCAAGCTGTTTTAGCTGCTATGAAATGTAATGGAAGTTATAATTATATTGATAATAATCTGGCTAAACCGACACTTTTGATGGGATCAGGATTATCGTATCCTGCGACACAGTTTCAAAGGACATCTAAATCAGGTGGAACATTTTGTACTCCCAATTATCTTAATGATCACAAATATAAGAATAATAGTTTAAGTGGTGAATATCCGTTAACTAATACCGTTAATAATAGACCTATTAATGCTAAAAAAGTCGATGAACTTAACGGGAGTAACACAATGTTCGGACATAACTCTGCGAGTAAATCATCAGCTTCTTTGGTTTCTTCTAGTCTTTCAGCAAGTCTTGTAGAGAAAAAGGATGACAAAGGAGATATTATCGGAGATTGTATATTACCATTAAATTTTTGGTTTTGTAGATCTCCTGGATTATCTATACCATTAATAGCTTTATCAAATGGAGTGGATGTAGAAATATTTATACAATTTGCATCTTCTGGTGATGCACATTGGACACAAACAACTGATACAACAGATGGTGGTGATGGTATTATAACATATGATACATTTTCTGCTGGAATAAATGACATAAATAATGTATATTGTTCAAATAATAAATCAAGTAATACAGTAAATTCATATAGAAATAAATCTGTTCCTATTTTGAATAATAGTAATTTTAATTTTGATTTAAATATCAGTTCAACATATATATTTTTAGATGATATGGAAAGAAGAAGATTTAAATCTTCATCACATGAATATTTAATTGAACAATTACAGTTTCAACAGTTTGTAAGAGGTTCGGCTAATCAATCACAATCTACATTAGATATATCATCATTTCATCATCCTGTAAAAGAATTAATATGGACTGGTACTCCTTATAAAAAAAGTAATATAGATTTTGTAACTAATATACCATCTGAACAACAAAAAATAGATTCATTGAATAATGGAACATATGCACATTCTTCTGGTATTAGATATGTAACTGGTATTTATGATGTTTTATATGGTGGTGGTGTCTTTACAAAAACCGACGGAGTAACATCGACAACACCACAATATAATACATCATACACATCAGGATTTGGTAATGGTAGTTATAAATTTAATTCTAGTTATATTCCCAAAGTTGATGATAGTCTAAATTTATCTGGAAAGTATGTTCAAGGGCTTCTTGGACCTAGTACACCTGATGTATTAAATTATTGTAATTATAAATTAGTTTTGAATGGTAATGATAGAATAGAATATAAACCATTACAATATTTTACAAGACAAACTCTTCATAAATATCACAAGGGTGGTTGTGTTTCAGTCCCAGATTCAATTGCTGTGTATTCTTTTGCTCTTGATCCTACAAATATAGAACCAACAGGAACTTGTAATTTTTCAAATATAGAATCTATTGAAATTATGAGAGATTTACCATCAGGAGGATTTTCAAAAGGTGTTAATGTATATGCTATTAATTATAATATATTAAGATTCGTGAACGGTCAAGCGGGTTTAATGTATGTTTTATAAATAATATAATATATATATTATATGACTGCTGGTTCAATAGGAGCAATTTATTCTAATGAAGATGTAGTTTTTTATTTAAATCCTCAAATTACTTTTTTCAAGGTAGTTTATAGAAAATATACTAAATTTATAGTTTCTGAACATATACATAGAAATCCTAGTAAGAGTGATGTTATTAATTTTAATGCTAAATTATATGGTGATTTTTTAATAGAAATATCTTTATTGTATAATCAAACTGGTTCATCTATATCCATTGAAGATGATCATCCATTAATTTATTATGATTCAATTGATTTAAAAATTCAAAATCCTTCACCAATTGAAACTATACCTATACCATATATGAAATCTTATCTCCGTTTAAAATATTTAAATAAACACAATATAATATATAATAATAATAAAGGTGTTTTAGAATGTAATTCGGGAAATGTTTTTCAGAAAATGTCACTATGTGGTGGTTGTTTTGCGAAAAATGGTTTAAATGTCAGTAAAGTAAATTCAATTATACCAGTCCCATTTTCATTTTCAAAAGATGTAGGGAAATCGATTCCCATATTTTTAATAGAATCTAAAAATGGTCATGATACATCTTTAACATTAAAACCTAATTCTAAAAATAATGATTTAGTTAATATTCAAGTAGATTTATTATTAAAGGTTGCTAATTTATCAGAAGAAGAAAAAAGAAGATTCAAAACAACATTAAATGAATATTTAGTTGAAAAAATATTTTTCCAAAATATTAACGTTTTAACTAATTTATATGATGTATCTGAAAGATTACCAAATAAATCTATTAAAGAATTTTATATAGAAAATAATTCAACAGAATACATTAATTTTTCTTATAATTTATTTATAAGTGGTATTAGTATATTAAATCGTGATAGTAATTCTGTAAATCATAGTTATTTTTCAAAAGTTAAAATATATGAATGTTTTGATGGATTTAATGCATCATTTAATGGATCTAATACTCACATATATGATAATATAGCTTTTATACCAATAGCTTTAGATAATAGATCATCTGCTCCAACTGGAACAATTAATACTTCTTCAAATAAAGTGCATTTATCATTTAAAAATGTGGTTAATCCTACAAAAAGTCCTAATATATATTTATATATTACTTATTATGATATTTTGAAACTTGAAAATGGAACAATTACATTATTATATGGTAATAATTAATATGTTCATTAATTTATTTTTATATATTATATATAAATATGAGTAATATACCCACTGTTATATTCTTACAAAAACCTAATAATTTTGAAACAAAATATTTAATAGGGAATCCAGATATTACTTTTTTTAAAAGTGTTTATCGTAGATATACTAATTTCAGTAAATTTACAACATCAATATCACCTTTAACAGAACAATCAAATAATTTATTTAAATATAAAATTAGTAATTTTGCTGGTGATTTATTAAGTAAAGTATATTTTGAAAATACTATTAATTTTAATGATATAACGACTATATATAATAATTTAGGAACAAGTTCTTTTACAGATATTAAATTATTATTTAATAGAGATATTATATTCAGAAATAATAATTTATATTTAGAAGCAAGATCTGAATTAACTAATGATATAGTATTTTCTTCTGTTAATGGTTCAACTACAAGTCCATATTTAACTGAAAATGCTAGTAATATAGTTTGCACTAATGGTAATAAATATCAAAATACAACATTATCAGGTGGTGTGGGTGGGATGATTACAAAAACAACATCAGGAGCTAATTTTTTTGTTATACCTGATTTTTCATTCATGAAAGATTATGGATTATCAATACCATTATTATGTTTAAATAATACAGATATATTTTTAGAATATACATATAAAAATAATAATATTTCTAGTCCATTACCAAATAAATTTCAACAAAAATGTATAGTTGAATATATTAATCTTGATATAGCTGAAAAAAAAAGATTTAAATTAAACGATCATGAATATATAATAGAAGATACTAGAGTGGATCCTTATACTATTACAAATAGTCAATTAGTTGTAAATATAAATGAATCGAATACTGTATTAAAACAATTATTATTAGTTGGTAGTGATAATTCTTTTCAATCTCAACTTCCTAATTTTAATACACCTGTTCCCATAAACAATAAATATAATTTTAAATTAACACTAGATAATGAAATATTTTTAGATAATATTAATACAAATATATTAACTAGATATAATGTTTACCAACATTATAAGGGTTCTGGTAGAGATATATATAATGCTTGTCATACTTCACCTGTTAATAATCATGGATTAATAGACAGTATTGGCGTTTTTACTTTTTGTTTATATCCAAATAATTATACTCAACCGAGTGGATCTATATCTATTTATAATAATAGAAATTTATCAATTAATGCAACAAACTCTTCTTCATGAAGTTAACAATATAATAGTATATAAAATTTGTTATAATTTACTTAAATTTAGTAATGGTCAATATCAACTTAATATTTCTTAAACATAATTGTTTAATAGTTTATTTAATCCAAAAAATAATATTGAACCAATAAAGGCTTTTAAAAATATAAATATATTATTATTTTCTATTGAAAGACTTTCACATATAAATCCATTTATTTGAGTAATATTTAACATAACGAATATTAATAAAAATATTAAAGTTGGTAAAAATTCTTTTAATAATGGAATACCATTTTCATTATTTGTTAAATCAACTTCATGTTGTTTCATATAATCTTGTTGTTGCTGTCTTTGTAATAATTCCATACGTTGTTGTTGTTCCATAGCTTCTCTCTGTGCCATTATTCTTTGTGCTTCCATTTGTTGAGCTTGTAAAATTCGTGCTTCATTATCTTGATTTTGTTGTTGATGTTGTTGTTGTTGCATACTATTGACCGCTTGCGATTGTTTATCGTTTTGTATTTCTTCTAATATAGAATCTACCATTGAATTATCATTAGAATTACTATTACTTCCTTGTCTCATAAGCTCTTCAATAGATGTTCTATTTTCCATTTTATAACTTTAATTTTATATTTTATTAGTTTTTTAAACTAATTATTATTAAATCATCTGAAAAATTTTTATATAAAAAATCAGCAATTAAATATCCTAAAATTATTGACATTAAATATTTTAAATATCCTTTCATTTATATATTTTATATTACATTTTAATTATTATATTTTCTTCTAAACTATTTTCAGTTACATATTTAAATAATAATGTTAAAGATAACATTATTAATAAAATTTTAGAATCAATTATATTACTTAAATCTAATTTCATTATATATATTAGAAATATAAAAAATGACCGATATGGATAATATAATTGATCTATTTGATTGTGATAATAATTCTGATGATGATGAATTAAATATTCCTAAGAATGAAAATTATTATATATCTGAAATTCTAAAACTTATCAAAGATTCTGATAATTTTCCTCTTTATATTTATTGTATGATCAAAACATTATTACAAAAAAAAGATATATTAAATGATACGCAACTAAACGAAATTTCGCAAATATTAAATATTAAACCTAAAATTGTAGAAAAAGTAGTTGTTAAAGAAAAAATTGTATATAAAGAAAGAAAGGCACGTGTATATGAAGACGATTATTGATAAATATAAAATTAAATTTGATTTTAATTATAGATAAAATTAAATATAAAGGGAGAAAAATAAATATTGAATATAAATTTAAAAATATTGTATAATAATCTTAATATTTTAACATATTTATTGTTAATTAATAAAACTAATACTTAAAAATAAAATATATATTATAACATAAAGATGGTTAAAAAATATTGTTGTGAAATTTGTCAAAAATATTCTGATCAAAAAAGTCATCACACCGCACATTTAAAATCAAATGACCATAAAATGAAAGTTAAATTATTTATAGCAGAAAACTTAAAACCATATGAATTAAATGATTTATTGGAAAAATACCATCAATACAAAAATAAATTTGATAACAAAGAGTTATTAATTAAACAAATTATTAAAGATATGTCAACAGTGGTTATGAATACACAAAATAATGAACCTGAACCAGAAGTTGAATGTAAAAAATACAAACCATCCAATAAAGTAGTTTGGGAATTATCTGAAAATGTTGATGAAAATGAAAATTATAAAAAAATTAAATCAAGTTTAGAATCATTAATCAAACAATGTCATAATATCTTGTATAGTTCATCAATTGTAGGTCAAAAAGCACAAAATGATATTATGAGACTATTATGTATCAAGGTCCTTCAATATCAATT